TTCCCCGACTCGATATGGCTTGAGCCGGACCCGGCGCGCGAGTTCTTCTGGGCAGTATTCGCGGACGGGGTTGGCGCTGCGCTGTTCGACAGGCCGAGCAGCCTAGAGCAGTACCCTTATCGGGAAAGTCGTATGGTAGCGGGGGCGTGATATGCGCTGTTCCTAGCATTCCACAATCCGCGCGCCTCAAGTAAAACACTTCCCAAGCGGCGCCGGAAGGTGTGGACGCACCGACCGACGCCTAATCACGTCACATCCAAAGGAGATGCAACATGACTAAGCCGAAGTCTACCTGCGCCACCGGGCGCAATCCCACCCCTACCCGCCTCCCGGAGGCGCACTCATGACCGCCTCTGCAGTCGCGAAGTTTCTCGCCAACCCAGATCCTTCCACCTATTCGTCTGTTCCATCACCACCGTCGACGAAGCAGCTGTCGCCGCGGGCGTTCGGCTTGCGCGTTTTAGGCGACAGCATGACCAATCCGAGGTACCCGGCTAAATGCATTTTGAACGGCGCTACGGTCATTGTTGACCCGGATCGGCAGTGGCGTGACGGCGATCGCGTCTTGGCGCGCAAGGACGGCTGCGAAGTTCTACTTGTGAAGCAGATCCGCCGGCAAGGCGAGCAACTTCTGCTTTGCTCACTCAATCCCAAGTACCAGCCGATCAAGGTGACTCCCAAGATCCACGTCTTGGGCGTTGTGGCGTGGGTTTGGACCCCCGAGGAGCTGGAATCATGAGCGCCAGAGATTACATCGCTGTTCCTAAACATCCGCGATTACGCATGCGGGCCTTCCCTTCGGCCGGCGGACTTGTGGTTTTGTGGTACCTCGGGAGGGCTTCAGTCAGTTCCCGACGTAATCGCTCAGTTTCCCAAGTGGCCGCGGCGCTCAATTCGCCGAAGCCGGTGCGCCCACCATAGAGGAATGCAACTTCCGATTACCGCGCCAAATAGTGCGCCTACGGCGCCGGCTAACAAATTGTCCGCGGTAAGACCTTCCATGCCCATAGCGTACTCCGGCTTAGCAGGGGCGGTTTTATTTCTTCGCTGGCGGACACTCCCATCGTATCGAAACATCCGCCTCACGAGCGCCGCACCGGCTGCATCTAAGCGCGCGGTAGAGGCGCGCACCTCGCAAGCCCCTGAGTATCTCCGGGGCCAGGTCGACCGCATGGTGGCAGCGCTTGCACGTCAGGCGTGCGATCTGGCGGCCGCCTTCCGGTTGGATCATGCCGAAGCGTAGAGAGGCCCCGCGCGCGGTGTCCATGCAGTAGTCGCGCCCTTGAGATACTGTATAGGCACCATTCGAGAGGCGAACAATGGCAGCGAAGAAGAAACGGCCCCCGATTCGCGACTATCACGAGGCGCTCAGCGCGCACATCGAAGCAAATCGGCTCGCGCATGAGTGGGCCGAGAAATGCATTGCCTATCGGCAAGCCGGAAAGACGGCGCAGGCAAAGGCCGCTGAACAAAAAGCACGGAACTGGTTGCGCCGGGTGATGGTGTTCGAAGCGTGGGCTGCGACCGGCAAGCCTCAAGGCGGTCGCAGTTCCCCAGAATAACTCCAGTTTTTTAAGATCGCTTCTTCATCGCTTCATGCATTTCCTTTAGCTCGGTCTTTATCTCGCCCAAGATTTTTTCGATTCGAACGAGCGCATCTGCCGCGCGCTGTTCGTGCGCCTTTCCACCGCCGGACGGTACAGCAGAATAGTTCCGTTTATCTTCCGACATCGTTTTTACTCCGTTACTTTCGAGCCGGAAACGTACCGCGCGCTTCGCGTCATGTAAAGCGCGCTCAAGGATAGGCGCAAGGTCGTCCTATGGGCCTGTGGGCGGTCCCGAGACGTCACCTCCGGACTGGACGCCGGTCGTCAGGTGACTGACGAGGCTGATGTTGTCAGGTCCGGCGACCACGTCGACGGTCGCGGAAATCGAGCCCGTAACGGCAACGTTGCCGCCAACATTCACATTGCCGTTGTTGACGTTGAAATCTCCCGCGTGACTCCAAGTGCCCTGCGATGAGATCGTTCCGTCGCCGTTGAAAGCGGCCGTCGCACCCTGTCCATCGCTTACGGTCAACTTGCCGTCGTTCGTCAGTTTGACGGACTGGCCTTTGGAGTGGACGAGCCAGAATTCCCCGGTCAATACATCGAGGGGCCGATTGTCCTGATAGTAAAGACGGCCGAGCACAATGCCAGCATTGAGGTCGTCTGAGATGAATCCGACAATAACCAAGTCGCCTATATTCGGGGCTGCAAACATGCCCCAACCGTTTCCGGTCCACGGCGACGCGATGGGCAGCCAGCCGGACTCTAGTCCATCCGGCTGCAAAGCCACTTTGACGGTGAATTTCGCATGGTTGTAACTTATCACTTGCCCGATACGGCTCGAAATCTTGCCGGCCGTCGCGCGCAGCGCCTGCAGGCGCATCACGTTCGTAAGTTCCGCCATCTCGCTCATCATTAGTAGCCACCTGCGGGAGATATGTGCATCAAGCTATTGAAGCCCGAGCCGGTGCTCTGCGGAGCGTGTCCCGCCGCGTTAGCCTGGTGCTTCGTGACTGCCGTCGCTATCTTTTTGCCATCGAGATTGATCTGTGTGTGCACGATCGTTCCGCGCGCCGCACGAGGCCGCGCATAGTCGCGATTCGTTGCGAGTGCATCTTTGGCCGTTTGCGATCCAAAAAGTGCCATGATTTTCGCCATCTGCCTTCCGCTGTTTTCGTCAAAACTCGTCCCTTGTATGAAGTTGTAAGCCAGCGTGCCGAGTCCGTAACCGAGGGCGGCGGCGCCCCCGAGCGAAGCAGCTCCCCCGAGTAGCCCTTTCGCGCTACCGAGGCCAGCCGCCCCGTAGCTTCCCGCGGCCGCGTTTTTCAGCCCGCCAATAACCGTGTATAACCCGATCACCGCTGATGTTGCGACTGAGATCGCGCCCAGGCCCAGAAGCGCCCCAGCAAAATAGGCGATGTCTTTTGCGTACTGCTTCACCTGACCCGGATTCTTGGTCATCCAGGCGATGAGCTCGCCCATGTATCCGTTGAATTTCACCAGGGCCTTGGTCACGGTCGGCAGCAACGTTAATCCGAGCTCAACCATCGCCGACTGCAGATTGGTCATGGCATTTTGATACTGCTGCGCGACGGATTCGTTCTTGAAGATCAGTTGCATGCCCTCGAAGCCGCCGAATTGCTGCATCTGCTCATTCATCGTCCGAAATTGCTCGATGGCTTGAGGACTAGAGAGCAAAGACGCGACCCGACTGCCAATGGTTCCGTAGGCACGCTGGAAGTTCTTCATGATGTCCTGACGCGCGATCGCTTCAGGGTGACTGGCAAATTCGCGGGCGATGTAATCAGACATCAGCCCCATCCACTTCATCGTATCGAACTTGCCGTCCGTAAAGACCTTCGCGTGGCCCTGAGCATCGATCATGTTCATTGCGGCAAGGGCTTGGTAGCTTTTGCCTTTCAAGAGCCCGGATCCGAAGACGCCAGGAATAGATCGCGTCATGGCCGCAGAAAGGTTGGTACCGCCGCGCGTTCCCGGAAACCCCATGCGGTTCAGCAGGGCAACCATCAGAATATTTTGCTCATCATCGGAGCCAAGCGCCGTTTTGGCGATCCCTTGCGAATAGGCGAGTGCGCGAACGATTTCGGTTGTCGAGCCCGGGATGAAAAGTGATGCCTTATTGATCGTGTCCAGATACGTGGCGAGGGATTTCGGGTCGAAGTGCTGCGCGCCGTGAGCGGCCATGATGGCATCTTTAACGGACTGCTCGTAGGGCGTTCCCTTCATCAGCAACTGAACGTCGGCGTATTTTACGTAGGCGGGTAGGATGGATTGAACCTCCTGGGCGCTTTTGCCCGTGCCTGTCGCAATCTGCTTGGCCATCTTCGCGACGTCGATATTCGAAAACATCGTTTGCGAGGCAACGCCTTCGATCGCGTGGCGCATGCTGTTCATCTGGTCCGTAGTACCGCGCGTGGCGATCCGGATGGCAATCATCTGCTTCTGAAGCTCGGCCGCCTTGTCGACTGCGTATATCAGCGGAGCCGCCAGGGTGGCGCCGGCGCCCATGAGTCCGACGCCGCCGGCGAAGAAACCTTTGATCGCAGTGAGTCGGGTATGGAGCTTCGTAGCGGCGGTTTCAGTTTGCTGGAAGTACCGCAGCAGCAGCGACATAGGCCCGGTGAACGCGTCATGGACTGTGACGCGCACGCCAATTTTGTATGATTCAAACATGCTCTCTCTCCGCTATCGAATTCGTGAATGGTTCGCCGCGCGCTTTCGGGCAGTGCAGTATCCGAGGATTGCTGTTATTCCGAGGGCTCAACGGCTCGCTCCTGTGCGCTTGCAGATGCCGGTGCACAAAATCGTGATCCTGCTCATCGCATTCCTTGGCATGCTGTTCATTGGTCTCGGCGTACTTGCAGTGCTGGCGTTCATGGTATGGGTCATTCTTTCGCCGTGAAGTCGTAGCCCAGCGACTCCGCGAGCGGCGCCCCGCCAGCGATGCCCCGAACCGTCGCAATTCCTACGGTTTCTAGAATCTTCCTCTCGTTGCGCAGGGCCGCCGGTCCAAGGAACGGCCGCGGCGGTATGGTCGAAGTCCCAAGCTCCTGCCAGACCGCAACGTCAGACGTGGAACCGATTACTGCCTCGAGGCCCTCCACTTCGTGCGAAATGGAATCGCGGAGATCGCCTTCGCGCAGCAGCGGTTCGTCCGCCGAGTAACCCTGCCTAATCCGGTCGTCGACGGTCGCCTCGGCGAGCGCCGGCCAAGCGGGGAAGGGGCCGACTTCGGGCTGATAGACGCCGATCTCCTCCTTGGCGGTTTTCTCAATCACGCGTGCGACGTGCTCGAGGCCTTCGTGCAACGCCACCACGGTCGCGGCCTGGCGCGTGATGAGGTGCTCGGCAAAAGCGCCGAAGCTGCAGAATTCCTTCATTTGCGATCCCTAAACTCCATCGAGTTCCAGTTAAATTGTGCGCCCTCGAACTCACTGAACATGATCGAGAGCGCAGCTCGTTCGGCCGCATCGAGGCGGACCGCATCCATCTCAGCGCGCGTCATGCCAAAAGCGGCGTGCATCGCAACCCCGTTGCACATTAACCAGGCTGCCTGTCTGAAGCCGGGGTTGCGTCCGATTTTTTTATCGCGTCGGCATCTCCTTGCGGGTTAACGCTCTCCGTGATGTGTTTCATGACCGCCGCCATACCGTGCCGACCGAGACGCTGAATTGCCACTTCCACCATGCGTTCAGTAATTGGAAACGGGCACATATCCTCCTCGCCGTCGATCGCAACGACCATCGCCGCCGGCATGACGTACATCGTCATGTAAGCAGCATTGAGCGCAGCTTCTCCCATCGTGCGCACGAGCCGGCTTTCATCGAGGAAGTTTGGCTGACGAATGGTGAGACGCCGGCCCGTCGAATCGGTCACGACAACCGATTCCGGCTCTGATACTGCAGGACGGGCCGCAGCCGCGGGAGAAGCGGCGGCTTCTTTGATCGTTACTTTTGCGTTCATGGAATTCCTTCGGGGTCGCTAGGTGGCAATAGGTCGGGCGCGCTGTGCACCAGGCGCAGGTGTGGTTTGGGGGTGCGGCGCTGGCGTGGTTGAAGCGCCGGCACCGGTGTCTGCGAAAATTCTTCGGAGCGTGTCGAGATCGCGAAAGAGCGGCAACGATCGCCTCAGCGCATCTAGATCGCGCTGCCTGGCTACCAAGTAATTCAATCCGCTGCACTCGGCGAGTCTTCGCGCGGCGATGATGTAGAGCATCATGGCGTCCACAGCTTGACCGTATAGCCGTAGAGACTCATGGAATTCGCTTTCAACTCGGAGTGCCTATCGAAGAGCACCCGTACTCGATGCTCCAGTCCGTGACAGCCGGGAACGCTGTCCGCGCCCTTATGCGTATTCAATTCGGGAACACCTTTATGGAATAGTTGTAAAAGCCCACATAGTCAGTAGCCGTGGCTAGAGTCAGTTGGAGAGTCGCGGCCTGAGAGGACGTGGAATCAATTGCAATGCCACCTTGGCCGCCTAGATTGATCGCTGATGTCGTGGGAGCTGTTTGAAAGTCCCAGTTGTCCTGTTGCCCCATGACGCCCTTATTCGTCATTTGAGCCATCACGCCCACACTGACCTCGGTCGTGGGCGCAACCTGCGCCACAAGGCCGCTCCCATAATAGAACTGACTCGTCTTCGCTCCCGAGCTATTGTTCTGAAGGGTTTTCCAGCGCACATCGAGCCCGCCATTCACACCCACCACGTTGCCGCCGATAGTGGCGCTAATCAGGGTGATCGCGCTTCCGGTCGTCTGTGTGAAAGCACCGGGCCCTGTGGTCGCAAAAGCAGTCGGAGTTCCCGGAACTATCGGCGTACCGGACGCATAGGCGTTGTTGTAGAACTGAATGACGGTTGTGGATTGCCATTGGCCGAAGTACACACCAGCGGCAGAACTAGTGGCTAGCGCCCCGGCGGGCAGATAGCCATAAAGGTTCGTCGCGATAGTGGGAATGGGCACTGAAAACGCGGTCGTATTGGCCGTCGCTGAAGGTGAACCGGAGAGCCAGATCGCGCTATTGGCGAATGGGCCGGTTCCTGAGAGCGTGCCGCCGCTCAACGTCACTGTCGCAACCGTCGTGCTCGACTGCGTGGTGATGGTTGCGTACTTGTAGGTCGTATCGAGGATCGTCAGCACGCGCCCGACATCGGCGGAAGTGCCTAAGAGTGTGGCCGCGCTCATGGTCATCGTGACGCCCGTGCCACTCGTCGCGCTGAATGAGGCGGTCGCGGAGGCAGAAGGTGCTTGGCCTACGATGTACAACCCGTTATTTGCCATATACCCGGAAGGGACCAGGAGCATGGGAATAGCGGACTGGGCGAGCGTATAGCCGACGTTACCGGCATCCCGAGTAGGCGCTGAGGTAGGCTGCGAGGTCAGAGTAGTTGCGTGAACGGCCGCTGGCGCCGTGCCGCCGATGGCGGGCGGGGTCGTTAGCGCCGCGGTCAGATCACCGGATGCAAGCGCATTGCAGTTCGCGTTTCCGGTAGCCGTGATGCCCGAGGCATATTGATTGCTCGAGCACTGTGCGGGCGTCGCGGCGAGTGCAGTCGCCGTCGTCGCATTGGTCGGCGTATTCCCGGAGATGTTGGGATAGTTCGTGACTTGCGCAAATGCCGCGCCAACGGCACTTAAGAGCAGCAACAATGCGAAAGCGAATTTCTTCATAATTCTAAATCCTCAATTGAGTAACGGTGCATCGATAGGCGCGCATGACTGGGTCCAACGCGTAGCGCAGAGCATCAATGACGTGGTTGTGCCGATCTTCAAGATCAGGCAACACGTCGCCCGTGAGTCGGTCGACTTTGTATTGATAGAGACGGAATTCTTCCGCTGCGTACGTGCAACGCGGGTGCAGGATGATTCGCTCGAATCCCCTGAGAAATGACACGCCGTCCTCGACGCAGTTCCGCCACTTGCGCGCCGCGACTACGCCGCGATAGCCGTGCAATTGCATATAGCGAATTGTTTCTGGGCGCGAGCAGTCTGCGCGAATGGTACGGCGACGCGCATCGGGAACCCGATCAAACAACTCTGGCGTTTTATCGATGTCGACGCCGACGCCAACTGCCTCGTGCTCCACGTAAAGCACCCGCGGGCCGCGTACTTTGTGCATGACCGGCTCGCCAAACGCGCTAGTACCTTGCTCCATCGTATCGCCGAGCGCTGCAACCCAGCACAGCACGAGCACTGACGGATCTTGGGAGAAGCCCCAATCTGCGCCCAAATAGGGGCCATTCCAGGGAGAACGCCAATTTGCTGGCAGCGGCACGCCAGGTCGATACGCTGGGGGTTCAAATTCCTCGATCGAGTACTTGCCCGCGAAGACGCTCGCCTTTGAGTGCGTCCTACAAGTGCCCAAGTAGATATGCGCGTGGGCATCCGGATCGGTTCGCAAAAGCTGCACGCGCTCATTCTCGAGCACCTCTCCCCACCAAGGGTTATCGAGATAGGTCGTGTGGACGTGATGCACGTCCGGACGATTACCGCTTATGAGTTGCATGACCGGCGCGTCGGGGCTGTCCGGGTTCAAGCTGATTATGATTTGACTGTTCGGCGCGCGGATCGTGGGTACCAGTATCTCTAGCGAGCGAGCTGAAATCGATTCAGCCTGCTCGAGCCATACCAAATTTACGTTCTCAAGTGAAAGCAGGCTTTGGGCGTTCACCCCAAGGCCGCCGAATATGATCTCGCTGCCGTTAATGAAGCACTTGATCTCGCTTTCGTGAATATCGAACCACGCCTCAAGCCTGAGTGCGCGGATCCGATCGGCGAGCAGATGCGCCGAGCTTTCGCGCAAACTGCGTTGGAATTCGCGCGCGCAGAGCACTCGGCAAGTACCCGCGACGCATCGCAAGATGATGTAATCCGCTATCGACCAGGATTTAGCCGTACCGCGACCGCCGGAGGCTATGAGATAGCGAAACCACTTCGCCGGGTTCAGCAAGGAGAAGTGTTTCGGTGCAAACTCTACCGCCTGCACGCCAGCGGGAACGCGAAAGCCGTATGTAACCGCAACCATGATGCGACAGCCCGGCCGAAGCCGACAGCGCACCTGATCGACGCGCGCCGCGAGCTCGTCAGCCGTTTCATCCGGGCTGAGCCAAAGGAGCGTGGGCGCATGCTGCACCCGCTCATGCCGCGCGAGCAATTGCTCCGCTGCATTCACGCTTTTGGCGAGTGTTGGAGTCAGTAGCGCCATAGGCTAGCCGCGCAGTTTCGCCGACAGTGTTCCCTGCACCGCGCCGACGATCCGTCGCCCCCATTCGTTGTAGCTTTTACGCAGGTCGAGGCCGGCTCGCTTCTCGGGATTTTCGCGGTCACGCAACGCACGCCAGCCGTTGAGCGCGAACTCATCGAGTCGGCCCATTTTCAGGGGAGATCTGAGCACTGCCTCTAGAATTGATCGGTCCTCGCCAGAATTGAGACTTCTCTTGATCAGATTTAATTCTTGCTCCGACATTGCCCGCAGTCCCGCGCGGATTTCGTTGTCTCGCAGCGCGCTGACAACGTCATCGGCTTTGAGCGGCGGCAGCGAATAGTGTGCCGTCTCAGCGGCCTGCGCTGCGGCTTCTTCCGCGGCCAAATCTCTGTCAATGTGCTCGCGGGCGTTGTTCACTTTTTCCACGAGCTTCGTTAGGCGCCGCGTGCGCTCTATATCGGAAATGCTGTCGTCCCGGTCGAGCTTGGTCTTTCCATGATCGAATTCAGCGTATGTCTCGATCATTTTTTGAGCCGCCCATGTCGCGGGCGGAGCCTTATTTGTGCTTTCGACCTCGAGGAGAAAAGGGTCTGGAGGGTATGAAAACCTACCGAGCTTTGAGCCGCTGGCAACCTTGATTGTAAAGCCGTCGCCATCGCTGATTAGACCGGCTCCGTGCTTGTCGAGATCGGCAAGTGGTAAACGAGTGATTGTCATTGTCTGGGCATTCCTAGTTGGTGTTGAGCAGTGAAGGGAGGCGCCGCCCTATCCGAAGGGATGATCCCGCCCCCACCGGAAGACCAGCGATGAGGAGCCGGCAACGGATAGGGCGTCGCCATAGTTCAATTGTTCCGGCCCGAAGGGTTCCGGCAAAAGCTGCCGCCTGGCCCCGGCCGATTCGCCGGCGGTGTGAACGGCTTTATCGGACCTGCACGCAAAATCTCGCCGCTCAGTTTCTTTTTGAAATGGGGCACGTTGGGGCCGCTACTCAACTTTCGCGCGGTCGCGCTTGCTTTCGTCTTCATTGGCTCACTCTCTTGGCCGCGACATGCGGCACGTTATGGATAGGATGGGGAGGCGACGACCTACATGTCCGCCGCTCACCGCGTGTCACCAACGATGAGCAGGGGTGGAGCAGGTAGAACGTCGCCATGGAACTAGGCTCCTGCAGCCGCAAGCGCGGCATCGATCTGGCGCGCAGTCACGTTTGGACCGTAATGCAGGGCATGCGTTTTCATCACAGCGACATTCGCCCAGCGCGACGGGCCAGTCCCGGCGGGCCGCTGCCTGACGTGCGAATCGATGAAGCGCGCCACGGCGCCAATGTCGCCTGGCTCGTTTTCCTTGCCTTGGCAGAAGTCGACGAGCCTGTTAACGGGGGTTTGATCGGTCATGGGATCCTCAGTGTTGAGTTGATGGGACGCGCTACGGCGTCGCGTATGGATGTGTCGCGCAGCACGCTCCGGACTTGCTCAACACTGAGCCCAGTCGCCGAAGCAATGCCAAACTCAGAATGGCTGGTCGCGTGCAGTCGCCGAATCGCAGCTGCTTGCTGCGCCGCCTGGTCGAGGCATAGAAAGTGCCGCATGCGTGCGTCAGCGATCATCGCTTGGCCTCGCTGTCGCCGGCAGACTCAAGATCCTTGATGCAGGCGTCGATCTCGCCGACGAGCTTCTGTGTGCCCTCCCGCATGGTTTTCACCAGGCGCTCGCGCCGGGTCCGGTGGTCGACGTCGTAAACGGCATCCTCAACGCGCGCGAGAGCCACGTACGCGTCATCGAGTACGGTCGAGAGTGCAACGAGCTTCTTGACGGCAGCCGCTTGCGCGGCCTCTACGGCGTCACGCGTTGCCGGCGTGATGCCTTTGGCCAGTTCCAGAACCGGGCCGGTGACGGTCTCGAGGTGCGTTCGAAGCAACTGCGTAAAATCCTTGTCGCCTGCGGCGCTCATGCGGCTTCTACCTCCATGATCGCCAGACGCTCGCGCAGTCTTTCGGACTCACTGTGCAGGCTCCTGCGTACCTTGAGCAGCTTCTCGGCTTTGCGCTTCTCAGCCTTTGCCTTGTCCTCGTCCTCAGTCCATTCCGGGCACTCGGGTTCTGCGCTATCAATGGTTGACACGGGGGGCTCCATGGGGTTTGTTTTGAAAATGGCCGACGCACCCTCGCCAGGCGTACGGATAAGCCCGTAGGGCGGCGCGAGATCAGCTGATGCTCTGGGGCGCGCAAGCCGAGAGCGGCCAGAGGGCGTCTTATGCGTACGGCGCGCGCTGTGTTTCGATTGGTTGCAAAGTTCATACCGCGGTATGGACTACAGCACTCAGTCAACTGGCGATGTGTAGCCAGTTGCCACTGAGGTTGACGAATTGAGCTAAGTGCCTGACGCGCAATCAATTGTTGCGACGTGAGCATATCGCGGTCCCGATATGTACCGCTGAAACTCACGTCGCACCGCCTGGCGCGCTCAGTTGGTGAAGCGCAGACGCGCCGCGCAGCTCCTCGAGCTTGCGATTGAGATCGATCAGGAGCGTGCGCTGCTCAACCGACGTCAAATGCTCAGCATGGCGCCGCAGAATGCGGCTGCGGATCTCCGCTTCACCCGCAGTGATGCGGCCTTCGACAAATTCGCGGTAAACCCGCCCGCTTTCACGCAAGGCGCCGTCCGAAGACTTCAAATCGAGCCGTCTCCGGCGCCTGCGTTTCAGAAATTCGCCCTCAATTGCGCCCGTCGTGGGTCCATTCGCCTCACGCCGGTTTTCCAAACCTTTGTTTGGCTTGGCCGTCCGTCTCTTCGTGTGGGTCCATTTGGGCATCAGAAGCGTGCCTCAGTGCGCTGCTTAGGCGTGGTAACGGCACGTTTCCGAGCACCGGTGTCTCCCGGTGTCTGGTTCCTCCCCCTTCTCCCTGGACCCTCTTCCTCCTCTTCCTGTGTGTGTGGCTGCGGATTAGGAGGGGGATTCGGATACGGATGCGGATTAGGATAAGGGCGACTCGTCAACGACTCGCTGTCTGAGTCGCTGTGCGATTCAGACTGGGATTCAGACTCCGACTCGCTATGCGATGGCGCGCCCCACCTTTTGGCGTTGGTGGTCGCCGCCCCACGCCGCTTCTGGTCGCGCAGTTCAATTGCTCGCCGGCGCTCGGTCTCGAGCTCCGGAAGGATCATGCTCCTGCTACATTCGTTAGTAACAAACCATCGTTCGATCGCAGGCCATGCGGCTTTGAGTTCCTCTGAAGAGACACCCGCCAAGCGAGCAGTGGCCGTTGGATCAAATGGCAGCTCGCCGCCGCGGCGCCACGCCTGACAGTGCAACTTGTGCAAAATCGCGTATTCCGCCAGCGTCAGGTGCATGGTTGCGGCGAGCCAGTTGTCGACCGGCATCGACATAAACGGCAGCGTTTCGCTGAGCGGCTTGGGCATGCGACTACCCAGCGAGCTGCAGCGTTATGAGGCGCGCGGGCGCGGCGCGCTCGAGCCGCCGCAACATCGGGAATTTGCCCATGCATCTGGGGCAAAAGGCCGAAGGCGTCGACTTCAACAGTGTTGAGTTACAGGCGCTGCAGCTATTTCGCGTGCGCGCGGGTTTGATTTGGGGTAGAGTTTTCATGAGCCCTGGGATCTGAGAAATGGGGTCGAAAGCACTGCGCCGCGGTTCGCTCCGCGGCGTTTTCGTTTGTGAAGCTCTTCCCCGTGTCCGATCTGGACCTTCTTATTTGTTCACTCGAATCGTTCTCGCGTAGCATCCGGTCAACCGCGGCGCGCGCGACTTCGCGCAGAAACTCGCGAATCTGTTCCGCCGGAATTGAAGGCCCAAAATTAGGCACGCGCTCGCGCCTCGCGCGGCTGTGCTCGGGCGGCGCGGATCTTTTCGCAGATTTCATCAGTAAAAATTCTGCGACCGGCAGTGTCGCGCGGACCCTTCACGCGGTCATGCCACACCTGCAAGGTGTCGCGACTGGGAGGCAGCGCCGGATCAATCATCTGAGCCGCGATGCTTTGCGAGAGGTATGTCACACGGTCACTCCACATAGCCAATGTCTATGGGAAAGCAACCTCTATCAAGAATTTTTAGTACGCAACCCCTATGAGGGAGGTTCCGATTTTAGGACGCGCCAGGGGTGCCTATTTTTCTGCTTTCGGCGGATCACCGGCCGAGCGGCTTTGGTCTTCGTGGCTTTCTTTGGCCTGAGAGCCTTTGCGGTCGCGAAGGTCTTCTCGGCGAGCGCATTGACGCCAGGAGAATGCTCGAGGTAGCTCTTAATTACTTCACCGACGTGCTTTCCGGACACACCCAGCGTCTTTGCTACGTTGTTGCGGACCTTGGTGAAGCTCCAGCGAGCCGGGTTTGCATTGAACTGCGCCTGCCGAAGATTGAGTGCCTCGACTTGGAAGGTAAATTCTTCAATGATGCGCCACCCGTTCAGGTAGGCCGCGGCCCGGGCTGGACTACGCTCGTCGTCCATCCGAAGGGCGCGGCGCAAGCTCTTAACTCCTGCGGGCGTTGAGAGGCCCCGCAGTGCAACCATATCGGTCGCAATTCTGTCCATGTGCGCCAACACTCGCTCAAGTACTTCCCGGACTACTTCGCCTGAGTTGTGCAACTCGCGTGTTTGCCATTCGGGATGTCTTTTCTTGAGATCAGACATGAGCGCATCCCGATGCGCCGGAAAAGCCGCCGCCGCTTCGCGCGCTGCTCTGTATGCCTGCCAGATGTGAGTGCCACGCCCAGACCATTCATAGTGCCGCAAGAGATCTTGAGCCTCGATAATTGCGGCGGTGTAACGCTCACCGCCAGACACCCGCTGCGATTCAAGTTCTTTTGACTTCGCCATGTCTTATGCTAACATTAGCCAATGGCATATGGCAAAGTGGAATCCATGAAACGCAAGAAGTCTGCGGCGCAAACCACACTTCGGCTAGTGAAGGTGCCAGTTCAGGCATACCTCGAGCCAGCGCAGGCGGCCGAATTAAGAGCGCTGAGCGAACGCACTCGAGTCCCGGCGCAGGCTTACATACGCGAAGGCCTTGACGTTGTGCTCGCTAAATACAGGGGAAAGTAGTCATGACCGTCATAAAATTTCCAACCAAGCTACCTGCGCCCGACCAGCTCGACTTGCCGCGCGCCGAACTAGTCGGGTTGCTACAGAACATCGCGGGGCTCGCACTCGCCCGCGGCAATGAATTGATGAAGGCGAAAAACGCTTCAGAGTTCGCGGCGGTGGTCCGGGGAATCGGCGGCGACACAGCTGAAGCAAGCGCCGGATGGGAGCAGTTTTCCGAGAAAATTCGCGTTTCCTGGGGTATTTAGAATGAGAGCCGCAATTTACAGCCGATTCAGCACGGATCGGCAGACGGATAGCTCAATTGCTGACCAGGTTCGCGTCTGTCGTGAGCATGCCGAGCGTCAAGACTGGGAAGTTTGCGCGCTGTTCGAGGATCAGGGCATCTCAGGTGCCGCGCTCGGGAATCGTCCTGGCGCCTTGCGATTGCAGGAGGCCGCCCTCGCCCGTCAGTTCGACGTGCTCCTCGTTATGGATCTCTCGCGGCTTTCGCGCAGCATGGGCGATCTTGCGCATATGATCGACCGGCTCACTTTCGTGGGCCTTCGAATTGTCGGTGTCCACGACGGATTCGATAATACGCGCGACGGGCACGAGCTTGTGAGCGGGCTCTCGGGAATCATGGGCCAGCAGTTTCGCAAGATGGTCGCGAAGAAGACGTATGTGGCGCTAGAGAGCCGCGCAAAGTCTAAGCGCCCAACCGGTGGCCGCGCATACGGCTATCGGGACGGAAAGGTCGACCGCGGCGAAGCGTTCATAGTGAACGAGATCTTCGGCAAATTCGCCGACGGCGCATCGTGTCGCACGATCGCCGCGGAGCTGAATGCGCGTCGCATCCCTTCCCCTGGCGCGAGTTGGGACCGCATGACACGGCGGCCAAGCGGCTGGATGGGCTCGGGCGTGCGCGTGATCGTCCGCAACGAACGTTATTGCGGTGTCATCCACTGGAACACGAGCGAATGGCGCAAGAATCCAGTCACCGGCATGCGTAAACGAGTCGCGCGCCCGAAGTCCGAATGGATCACGCACGCGGACGAGTCACTACGGATCGTCTCGGATCGACTTTGGGCGCGCGCGCAGGACCGCATGCGCGGGCCACAAATCTCCCCTGCACGCAGTGGCGGCAAGCCCAAGTACCTTTTATCTGGGCTGCTGCGCTGTGGTGTCTGCGACGCCCATTACATTGGAGTCAACGCACACCACTACGGCTGCTCGAGCCACCGTGACGGCGGATCTTGCACGAATGGCGTACGCGTAAAGCGTACCGAGGCTGAGGCAAAGATGGCGGAATCGCTGCTCGACGCCCTGACGCCCGAAAATGTCCAAGTAACCGCGCGCGAAATGCAGGCGTATTGGCGCGAGCTTGAGCGTAGTCGGGAGGTCAAGGCGATCGAGGCCCCGCACGAGCTTCAGGAGCTATCGGCACGCATTGCCCGCCTGAGGGAGCGACTCCGGATCGGTGATCCGGACATGCCTACCGATGAACTGCAGGCCGCAATCGACCGTGCCGAGGCGAAGCGGCGGGAACTCCTCGAGCAGCAGCCGGCCGCTAAGGAGTCGGCAAAGGTGCTCAAGATGCTGCCCAAGGCCGCCGAGTCTGCGCGCAGAGAGCTCGTGGCAGCGCTCGCCGGTGACTCGCGGGCATCGCTAAAGGCTCGCGTAATCCTGCGAAATGCTTATGAGGGGGAGGCGATCCGGCTGGTTCCGGACGAGGACGGCCACCTAGATGCGCACTGGAAGCTGCAGACTGTGAAGCTGCTGTGCAGCGCCGTCGTAGGAACAGGTGGTAGCGGGGGTAGGATTTGAACCTACGACCTTCGGGTTATGAGCCCGACGAGCTGCCAGACTGCTCCACCCCGCACCGGAAAGCGCCGCGCATTCTACAGGCGGCGCGAATTCAGAAGCAATGAG